CTGTTAATGACGAAATGGCAGCTCAATTAGAGTTGGTATTAGAACTTGTCGCAAAAAAAGCAGAGTTCCAAGCATTTAATGGTGCATTCTCTGACGGTACATCATCAAATAGACAAATGAGAGGCTTAGACGAACATTGTAGTCTAACAGGCGGAAACATTTATTTTAATGACGCCAATGGTGATGGGTCAGGTGCAGACCAAAAAATACATTGGGATACTGTTGCAGGTGCTATGAAGAAATTATATGATGCAGGTGCTCCTTTGAGAGAACCAGTACTCTTTATTTCTCCTGCAATGTTATTAGACCTTAACAAAGAACTTGTTAACCCAACAGTTTCAGGTGCTTTGACAGGTGGTATTCTTCCACGTGATAGAAACGTTGGAGGAGTTGACATTGATACAATCGTAACTCCATTTGGAGCTATGGGATTGGCATTGTCTGATTACCTACCTGCTAATAAGGCATTTATTGTAGATATGGCATATGTAACACCTATCTTCTTAAACGTTCCTGGAAAAGGTACCGTATTTATTCGTGACCTTGACCAAGGCGATAACGCAAGAATGGGTAAAGCAGTTTACATGGAAATGGGATATGACTTCGGTCCTCCACAATACCATTGTGAAATTGCAGACATTGCATAAATAAATTATTGAAGATTTGGGGGGAACTCCACCTTCCTCCCATTTCTTCTGCTAAAGTAGGAGATTATGAGTTTTAGTAAATCAATAGCAAAAAATGCTCTTATAGATGTATCAGGTGATGCAAGTAATTCTTTAGGTGTAAATACTGATGGAATGTTATTAGCAGGTATTATATTTCCTGCAGCAATGACAGGTTCAACTGTTACATTTGATTTTGCTACAGATAACTCTACATGGGTTGATGTAGTTGAAACAGATGGAACAGAAGTTTCATATACTGTATCAGTAGGTAATGTAGTAAGAGTAGACCCTAGTGGTTGGGCTTTTGCTTCATCAGGTTTTATAAGAGTTACATCAAACGGCACAGAAGCTGCAGATAGAAATATAACTTTAATATTTAGAGCTGCCTAAGGAGGTATAAATGAGTACCACAGTAGGTGACCTTGTAGATAGGGTTTATAGAGAATATTTAGAAGCTCCTGATAGTGTAGAAAGTTATTCATATTTAACATCAGGTATATCAGATAGTGCTACAGAAATAGTATATGATGATAATTTATTTTCTGTAGAAGAAGAAGATGCATTAGATGCAGGTGCTATTTTAGAAATAGGACAAGAATTAATGTATTCAACTGCTCTAAATACAGTTACTAACACAATAACTGTAAAAAGAGGTCAAAGAGGAACTACAGCAACAGCACATTTAGCTAATGCAATTATAAAAATAACTCCTTCTTTTCCAAGAAAAGCAGTATATGATGCTGTAACTGACCAAATAGAAAACTTATATCCTACTTTATTTGCTGTAGAAACAAAATCAATTACTGCTAAAACAGGTATAAACATACTTGATGGTGCAAATGATAATTATTTAATAGCACCTATAAAAGCTATTTCACAATATACAGACTTTGATGCAGGACAAGATAGTACAATATCTCAATTTAGAGGTGTATCTGTAGAACTTGTAGATTTACCTAATCCATTTACATACACAGATGATGCAGGTGCTAGTCAAACTGTAACTTATACAAGTGGTCCAAGCAAAGTAAATGCAATACAATCATTTGGTATTACTGCAGGAAAAACTATATATGTAACTTTTAAAAAGAAATTTGTAGCTGTAACTAATGAAGATACAACATTATCAAGTATTGGACTAGAAAATGAATATGAACCTATTGTTATGGCAGGTGTAGCAGCACAGTTAGTTGCAGGAAAAGACATTTCTAACCTTGAAAGTAACTACATAACTGAACAATTACAAACAGCTAATGTACCTATTGGTAGTTCAAATACAGTAAGAAACGCATTATTACAATATCAACAATTATTAATACAACAAGCAAGAAAAGATTTAAGAGCTAGGTTTCCTGAACCTGTATCTTTTAATAGTATTACTTATCCGAGTACATAATGCCTAGAGTTGCATCAGTATTAAATATATCTAAACCAACAAGTTATGGTTATGACATACGTATAGACAATGAATATTATAGAACTGCTGTTGGTCCTGAAAGACAAATGACTATACAATCTTCTGATGTTTCTGCAGGTCAACAAGTAAATGTAAAACAAAATCCTGAAGATTTTACATCTAACTTAGGTCGTATATATTCAAGAAACAATTTTTCTGCAGGTCAAGGACTAGATACTGCACATAGAGCAAATGGAAAACCTGATGATAGTAATAGATTTTGGGATAGTAAAGGTATAGATGTATTTCATGGAGATGATGAAACTTCTTATCATATACATTTATTACATACAACTACAGGTCAAAGTTTATCTTTTGCAAATACAAATAACTATTTAACACAAACTACAAATGGAGATATATATGTAACTGACGGTACAACTATACACAAATATACTGCAAGTACAACAAGTTGGAGTTCTATTGCATCAGGAACTAATGGAGCTACACATAATTTTACAGGTATTGTTGCTTTTGGAAATGGTTTATATGCTACTACTGCAAATGGTACAAGTGGTTCACAGTTAATTAAATTTGATGGTTCTTCTTGGTCTGTACAAACTACAGCTCAAACATCTAGTGGTGGATTAAATGGTGTTTGGTTTGTAAAAAATAGATTATGGATTACAGGAAATGATGGAACTGCTGAATACATTTGGGAAGTAGACCCATTTAATAAAAGTTGGAGTAGTTCTGATTTACAAGATGGAGATAGTATTGTAACAGTAGAACCAACACATGAAATTACAAGCGTTATTGATGGTGGAGCTGCAGTAATAGCAGGAAGTACAGACGGTAATATTTATTCTTTTAAATTATCTAGTGGCGTATTTGTAAATCAAGGACAAACAAAAATACCTTTTGAAGAAGTTCATTCGTTAGCAGCATCTGAAGGAATTATATTTATAGGCACTAAAGAAAATACAAGAGATGTAGGACGTTTATATAAAACAGAATTAGTAGTTGCAGATGATTTGTATGTTTTAGCTAATAGACAATTAATTAAAGAATGGGTTGTAGCTAGTGTAGATACAACACCTCATGCAATGTTTGTATCAAGAGATAGTGTATATATGGGTGTTAAAGAAGGAACTAATGAAGTAAATTTGTGGCGATATTACTTACCAACAGGTGGTTTGGCTAGAGATTTACAAACATCAGGCAATGGTCTTGTATATGGTATTACACAAACAGATGGTAATTTTGTTATATCTGTATCAGGTTCTGATGTATATTTTGAAACATCTAACTATGAAAGTACAGGTTATCTTATAGCATCTGCTGCAGATTTTTTTACTGCAGAAAGTAAACAATTTGTTGGTGCAGAAATATCTACATTTCAGTTACCTGATAATACAAGTGTTAATTTAGAATATTCAACTAAATTTGAAGCTCTTGATAATCCTAATGATACATCTTTTGAAAATGCTTTAACACAAGTAATTGGTGTAGGTGATATAGAAAAACAAATATCAGATGTTGCAAGATATATAATACCTAAAATAATTTTAAATTCTGATGGTACTAATACCCCAAAAGTTAAATCTTTTCAGTTTCGTGCATTAGCTAGACCTGAGTTAGTTGTTGCACAAATACCTATAAACATAAGTGATAGAGTAGAAAGACCTGGTAGAAAACCTATTAAAGTTAAAGGACTTGGAGATGTTTTGTACTCTAGTTTAAAAAGTAAAGAAGGAAACTCTGCTGTATTACAATTATATGATTTAAACGAAATTATTAGAGGTGTAGTAGAAAAAGTAACTTATCCTATATTAACTAACAACAGTATAGGTAGTGATACTTCTTATGCTGTAATAACTATTAGGGGAACAAGACAAGCAGTTACAGGTGATGTTTCTTCATTAGATACTCTTGGTATGCAATCATTAGGTATAATAAAGTTTGGTGGATAAAAAAAATATGTTAGGATATTAAATATGTCAATGTTATTAATGTTAAAAGAAGGTGGTGGACTTAACATAGATACTATTGGTAATTTACCTATAGATGAAGATATAGATTTTACTGACGACATAGAATATTCTGCTATAATCGGTTTAGCAAGTTTTGGTTTATCAAGACTTGGTGATACAGTAGTTACGGAGAAGAAAGATTAATGACATATCCAAAAGCACAAAAATTAAGTTATAGTAACTTTTACGAAAGTACTATTACAACAGGAACAGTTTCCTCAGGAGATACAAGTTTTGACGTTGCAGCAGCACCTACATCAGATGGTTCTAGTGCTATTGCAGCTCCTTTTTATTTAGTAATTGACCCTGATACAGCTTCTAAAAGAGAAGTAGTAGAAGTAACAAATGTAAGCTCTACTACTTTAACAGTAGCTAGAGATGTAGAAGGCAGACACAGCACAGACCCAACACATACTTCAGGAACAGTTGTACGTATGGCAGTTGTTGGTCAAATGTTTGATGATTTAGAAGCATATGTAGATAATGAAATAACAACAATAATTACAGGACAAGCAGATTTAGCTTCAGGTCTTGCTTTAACAGATGAACTTTTAATATCAGACGGAGGAACTCTGAAAAAAGGTGATGTTTCTTTAATAGCAGATGCTATTGATGGAGCAGGTATAGATGCTTCTGCAGGTACATTAGTAAACGCAGCTATAGGTAAACAATCTATATGGGTACCTGCAACAGCTATGTATCCTACATCTTCTAATGGTTGTGCAGATATAACTTCAGTAGAAACTACAGCAGGTAGACCTGATTTAAAAGTTTTAGACTTTGACGCTTCATCAGATGAAAATGCACAATTTTCTATAGCTATGCCATCATATTGGAATGAAGGAACAATTACATTTCAAGCATATTGGACAACTGCAGCAACAGATACAGACGGTGTTGCATGGGGATTATCAGGCGTAGCTTGTTCAGACAATGACACAATAGACGTAGCATTTGGAACAGCAGTAGTTGTAACAGATGACGCATTAGGTGCAGCAGAGGATCTTTGTGTGACTGCTGAAAGTGGTGCAGTAACCGTTGCAGGATCTCCTGCAGCAGGAGATTTAGCATATTTTAATATTGTACGTGATGTATCAGACGCTAATGATGATATGACAGAGGACGCAAGACTTATAGGGATTAAAATATTCTACACAGTAGATGATGTTCACGAGGCATAAATGGTTGGACCAAGTTCTTTCGGCTATCAAGTAGCAGGTTTTGGTGCAGGTGGTAGTGGAACTCCTTTAGAAGTATTTTATTTAGTTATTGCAGGTGGCGGAGGCGGTGCTGACGCTCAAACTATTTACGAAGCAGGTGGCGGTGGTGGTGCAGGAGGTTATAGAAACTCTTACGCTAGTGAAACATCAGGTGATAGTTCATCTACAGAAACACCTTTAATTTTAATACCTAGTACAAACTACACAGTAACTGTTGGTGGTGGTGGTGCAGGTAAAAATACTACTACATTTGCAGCACCAGGAGGAGATGGTAGCGATAGTGTATTTTCTACAATTACTTCAGTTGGCGGTGGTGGTGGTGGTTCTGCACAACATGGTGGCGCTCGTACAGGTGGTTCAGGTGGCGGTGGTGGTAGATTATTGAGTGGTGCTTCAGGTACAGCTAATCAAGGTGGAGATGGTGGTTCTGGTAGTGGTGGTGGCGTTCCAATGGACTACAGAAGAACTGCAGGTGGCGGTGGTGGTGCTAGTGGTAATGGTACTGCAGGTGCTTCAAACAACGCAGGAGATGGTGGAAATGGTTTAAGTTCATCTATTACAGGTTCTGCTGTCACAAGAGGTGGCGGTGGAGGCGGTGGAGGTGCTAGTTCAAGTGGAGGTTCAGGTGGTGGAGCTTCAGGTTCTTATGGTAATGCTAATGCTTCTGCAGGTTCTGCTAATACAGGTGGAGGTGGCGGTGGCGCTCACCAAACTGGTTCTTCAGGTGCAGGTGGTTCAGGAATAGTTATATTAAGGTATTCTAGTGATTTTACAATAACTGTAGGTGGTAGTTTAACATCATCAACTGCAACAGATGGAGATTTTAAAGTTACTACATTTACTGCAGGTTCTGATAATGTGAGTTGGGCATAATGGCACATTACGCTTTTTTAGATGAAAACAATATAGTAACACAAGTTATTGTAGGTAAAAATGAAGATGAACTAAGAGATGGTGCGGTAGTAGATTGGGAAGAATGGTATGGAAATTTTCATTCACAGACTTGTAAAAGAACTTCTTACAACACTATAGGTAATACACATACTGATAGTGGTACACCTTTTAGAGGAAACTATGCAGGAATAGGTGATACTTACGATACAACTAATGATGTATTTTATCCACCCCAACCGTATGCTAGTTGGACAATAAGTGAAGAAACTAATTGGTTATGGACACCTCCAATTCCTTATCCAGGTGATGATGAAACTTTTTATCAATGGAATGAAGAAGCATATCAAGCAGATAATTCACAAGGTTGGGAACTCATAGAATAATATGCTACAATCCAATTTATGGATTTTATTATTGTATTTGTATTAGGTTATTGTTTTAGAGATTTTATATCATATATAAAACAATTAGCAAATAACAATAATTTTAATCAACAATTTAAAACTATTATTGAATTAGACAATGAATGGACTAATGATGACCTCCCATAGTGGTAATGGATTTACACAAAAAGAAATGTTAAATCTTATATTAGAAGGGCAACAAGATATAAACAAACGCATAGATGAATTACACGAAAAAGTTAATCAAAAAATATCAAGACAAGAGTTATCGGGTTGGTTAGTTGCAATCTCGGCATTGGTGGTGTTAATCAATAACTTAATGTGAAAAAACTTGTAGTATTAACTGCAGTTCTTTTACTAACTGTACCTATACATTCTATAGCAGAAGAAACTACAGTAACAGAAACTTTTAATGACCAACAAATAAATACTGATATAAATATATTGTATGGCAGTAATGACACAGAAGTAACTGCTGCCACTACTGCATCACCTGAATGTGCTAACACAAGCACAGCAGGTAGTATAGGTATAGAAGATTTAGATTGTTTTGGTTCAGAATACTTTAGTTTAAATAGACACGCATTGGGTATAAGAGGTAGTGCAGATAGTATTACTATTGCATTTTCTAACGAACCTTACGAGGTAGGTTTTCAATATGGTGCTACAGATGTAGATAATATATCAGGAACTGTTTACTACGATAATGGTGCTTCTGAAACATTTACATTAGAGCAACACACAGATTATACAACTGTTATGTCAAAGTCTTGGACAGTAGCTGAAGGTGTAGATACTTTTATTACAGAGATAGTTATTGATGGATTAACAGGAGAAAATCCTGACTGGTACTTAATAGATAATATATACTATAAGTATGATAATGTACCTACTACAACGACATCTAGTACGACAACAACTACTAGCACCACAACAACGACAACGTTACCTAAGGCGAAAGATGTGGTCGAAGATGGTATCACTACGTACTTGGCTTGGGATAAAAATGGGTGTGAACACCCGAATAACCCTTTATCGTATAAACAATATTTGGAAGCCGTAGAAAGTGGAGATTGGTTTGGCTATCAACCTGGGGATTGCTCTGACGTACCTGATGTTGTTGTTGATATTGTCAAAACCGAAGAATTAAATGATGAGTTGGACACAGAAATACTTGAAGATGACACCCTCACAGAGGAAATTGTTGAAGAAGAAATTATTGAACTCACAGAAGAAGAAATAGCTATTATTGAAGCTGAGATTAAAGCTGAAGAAGAACGTTTAATTCAAGAACAAAAAGACGCTGAAGAAGAATTACTTATATTAGAGGAGCTTGAAGATAGCGTTATTATTCTTGAAGATTTATCTGAAGAAGAACTAGAAGAATTTGTAGATGTAATACAAGAAATAGAAGATACATTAGAAATTATAGAGATTGTAGAAGAAGAAATTATTCTTGATAATATACCTGATGATATTATCGTGGTTATTGTTGAGGAGGAGGATTTAGAAGATGACATTGTTATTGTGGTGGAAGATGAAGAAATTGATGAGGAAGTTTTGGTTGAGCCAATACAGGAAGATGTTAAGAAGAAACTTGCAGAAGAACTTTCTGAGGAAGAAATCGTTGAAGAACTTGTTGAAGTTGAAGAAATCATTGAAGAAATTGTAGATATACCTGTAGTAGAAGAAGATTTGTCACAAGAAGAAGTTGCTGAAGTTATTGAAGAATATGTTGAAGAATTAGAAACTGAAGAAGTTATAGAAGTTTTAGAAGAAGTACAAGATGTCGGTGTACAAAACTTGGAACAAGTATCTGA